GCACCGGCACGCTGAAAAGCCCGCTTGGGCCGGATGATTTCCTGCCCGACTACGCCCGCAGGTTCCGCGACCCGCCGGATGCGGGCGCCGCCGCCGGGCCGACCGATGCCGAGGTGGCGGAGAAGATCAACGCGGCGTTCGGGGGGAGGGCGTAAGGCGCGAAGAAGAGAAGACGGAAGACAGAAGACAGAAGACGGAATCAGACCATGCCGTTCACCCCAACCACTTTCGACCTCGTCGCCCCCTACACCTGCCAGCGGCCGGAAATCTGGGGCGCCCTCGTCAATGCCGCGCGATGGCGACTGGTGCGCGCCATCATCGGCTTCGACAGCCGCTCCACGCCCGGAGCAAGCGGCCAGGTCTTCATACCCTATCTGAATCAGCTTGCGGATGAGGCATTTGGCGGGTTCGGCGAAAGCGTGCTGTCCCGCGCCGGCAGCTATGGCATCGGCGGGAGCGGCGCCTCGCCGGGCGGAGACAACGGCGACTTCTGCATGGATGCGACCGACAACGGCGGCAGTGTCCCCACCCAGATCACCGCCGCGCAGACGCCCTGGGCGCTCGCGCCGCGCACCTACGCGAACACTGACTACGGCGCACTGTGCTTACTCGACAATAATGGCACGGGGCTACAGCAGAAGCCCAACCCCATCGTCAATTTCACCGGCCTCGATTTATCGAACCTTGCGACCGACACGATCAAGGCGCAGGTCTACGGGATCACCGCCGCCGGCAGTCAGGAGATCACGGCATGGGCCATGCCGTCGGCGACCAACGCTTTCAGCTATTTTGGCACGAAGACAGCGACGATCGCGATGACGATGGGGCTGGCCAGCGGCACGCTGGCCGTGCTGAATCAGATCGTTTCGCTGCCCTACGCCGCGGCCAAACCGATCATGCAGGTGGAGCTCGGGGTGAACACTGTCGGCACGGCCACCGTGCTCGGGGCGCGATTCCGCTCCACCGCCGCCGCGCCCAACGGGATGAGCTTTCAGCCCATCGCGGCCGGCGGGAAGGCATTCGCCGATTTCACCGCCGCCGTGCCGGCGTGGAGCTTTATCTTGCAGGGGATCGGGCCGTACGATTTCGCCGTCCTGTACAGCGGAATCAATGATGCCGGCACGGGCATCTCGCCCTCGCAGCTCGTCACCAATATGCAGGCCGCGATCGCCGCGCTGCGGCTCAGCCTGAATTCCCCGAACCTGCCGGTCCTTCTGCTGGGCGACACCGCCGTTTCCACCGCCGACTTCGCCAGCGGAAGCGCATTCCAGGCGAGCTTCGATCAATATGAGTCTGCCCGCGCCTACGTCGCCGCGAACGACGCCCTGGTGCTGCACCTGAATCTCCGCCGAGCCACCGAGGAGATGGGCTGGACGGAGTTGACCTACGCGAATTACACGGTCGATGGCGTGACCCACCCGAACCCCGAATCGGCCCAGTGGATCGCGCGATACCTGTTTGGCAAACTCATGCAGGTCGCGCAGGTGGCGGGCACCGTGAGCGCCTACCTCGTTCAGCCCACCGGGACCGGCGCACTGGCCAGCACGATCAACGTGAAGGACTCCGCCAGCGCCGCCCCCATCGTCGGCGCCACCGTGCGCATCAGCGGGGCGCAGACCGCCACCGCCACCACCGATGCCAGCGGCAACGCCGCCGTCTCGCTCAACGCCGGCACGATCAGCGTGGGCATCACCGCCGCCGGCTACAGTGCGTCCAACCCCACCGCACACACCGTCGCCGCCAGCGGCAGCAACGGAAACTGGGACGGAGGCGGCAGCCCCACGCTCTCCCTCACGCTGGCGGCCGCGGTCATCGCGGCGGCGACCGCCCCGAACCAGACCACCGCCTACCTCACCACGCGGGATGGCCAGGGCAACGCGAGCGCCGCCAAGACCCTGACCTTCGCCCTCGTCGACGCCGATGCGATCACCGACAGCCACGACCAGACCGCCTTCACCGCGACGAGCGACTCGACCGGCCTGCTCCAGGTCCCGCTACGGCAGGGAACCAAATATCAGGCCCGCATGAGCGGCGGCAGCTGGGTCGCGTTCACCACCGGCACGGCCGCGACGTACGCGCTGCCGGAAGTGCTGGGAACGTACGCGTGAGGAGGGATGAGTTGTCAGTTGTCAGTTGTCAGTTGCCAGTGAAGGCGGCAGATATCTGGCGGCAACAACATCTGCTTCCTGTACTGACAACTGGCAACTAACAACTGACAACTCATTCCCCTTCCCCATGGCAGCTAAAAAGATCACCATCCTGCTCGAAGCCGGCACCGCCGCGTTCATCGAGGGCGTCGATAAAGCCGGCGCGGCGGTCAAGCACATGGGGGAGAAGAGCGAGGAGACGCGCGGACTGCTGAGGGGCCTGAAGGAGGGCTTCGAGCTCGCCGGGGGGATGGAAGCGTTCCACGAGGGGCTGGAGCTCGCGAAAAAGGGACTGGAGGAGATCAAGCAGGCCTTCGAGC